CTGCCGATAATGCTACATTTTCATCACAAACATTAGCGGCTGCGGCAAAGATAGTTCTGTTTATTTCTGTTCCATCTACACCAAGACCAAAATCAGCCTCCAAGTAATCCATCAGACAAAGTGCAGCATTTGATGTAAACTCTGCCTGATTTGTGTTTCTTGGATCGTTGATCTTTCTACCTTGCACAATCGCGCTGAATACTGGTAATCCTTGAGGAAATACACTCGTATCAAATTCAGCCCTGATATAAATATAAGTAATATTTTTTGCCTGATGTGCAGTTGTCCATGCACTATCTTCTGCTACTAAATCAGCATCCGCTGCCTGAGTATTTCCACCCAAATGCTTATTTATTCTTAAGGCTGAGTTAACGACAGCGCCATCTGCATCTTTAATTTGAAAAGCGTCATTCGTAACAAATCCATTTCCGTCTAAAGTAAGAGCAACATTATCAGCAAATACTGTGCCGATCTGATTACATTCATGCCCTGCCAAAGCTATCAGGGTATGCAGATATTTCTGATCGTCTGTAATCGAACGATAAAAAACAACGCCACCGACACGCTGTTCACCGTATATAATTGCATGATCTGAAGCAGGAGCGACAGCATTGACATTTGTTCCATAACCCTTTTGTGCAGCTTGTACGGCTGCGGCTGCGGCTTGTGCTTTCTTCTGTGCCTTTTTACTGAGAGCATTGATAGCGTATGAAGTAACCACCGTATAAGCTACAACTCCAACAATCGTTGCTGCGCTGATTACATAAGTTCCAACAGTAATAATTGCTGCAGTGCTTACACCTACAGCCGCTGCCGCTGCAATAAAAAACTGTGGCATTATTCAACACTCCAAAACAAATCGTTATCGTCTAAATTTGCCATTATCATTCCGCTTTCGCCTAAGAAAGCCCCAAGATCGCTAACAATTATCCCAAGAGAAACAGGTAAAATTCCAATAGCCTGATCGCAAGGACGCCCAACTACTGAACCTCTTGGTGGAAATCTTCCAGTAAATCTATCTAACCGATCATCTAACATTTCTATTATTGTATCATATTCTTGTCTATATAATAGCTTTCTATAGGTTCTAAAGGCAGTGCGTCCACTTGTGTAATCTCCAAGCCAATCATCTGCAAAACTCTGGCCTCGTATGATTTCAACGCATTTATTAACAAATGTTAAACAATCATGTTCACCCCAAACAAAAGGATAATCTTGCAAGCTGTTTACATATTCAGCTAACTTAATATCCCAATTTGGAACACGCATCAGCCACCGCCACCCCATTGCAATCTCTGGTTTTGTAGGCTTTCCACAAAATCAAACGCAAGATCGCCTGTCGTGTTACTGGGCAAAGCTGAAGTATTCCTTTTCTTCTGACTTTCAGACGTATATCTGCGACTTCTAGGCCGTTCTAAATCGATTAATCTGCTTTCAATAGATGTCGTTATAGTTGATGTTTCTGGCCCTTCATCAATAACCATTGTGTCCAAGTAACCAGTAAAAACCAACATTCCCGATTGATTTGCAGGACTTGACCAATCTATAAAACCGAAATGAATATTGCAAAGTCTGCCCTGATAAGGAGTACTTAAAGCGTGAACTAAAAGATTTGATGGAATACCGCTTAACGTAAGATTAACGCCTTTTGCGCTTATATCCTGAGTTTCTTGAACTTCTGATATTGATAAAATCTCTCCTAGACCGTTATATGATCGACTGCCACCAGTAGAATTTACTGTAATATCTCCAAATCCTGTCCAAACACGAACTGTTTCAGTAGAAAAAAATATCTCTACTGCGTAAAACGCAGAAACTTCAGCATCATCTAGCTTGCTAAGAATATTTGATATATTTGACCTTGCCATTAGATCGCCTCAACACCGCCAAAAGTTATACCATATATTGAAGCCTCATTTATATTCCAATTCTGTTCATTGCTTGCCAATCTAAAACGCCCGACAGTATTAGTTACAACAACAGTTGCATCATTGGCCGGAGCCGTTCTTACATACGGCCAGATGTCCAGTGAAACCTGTCCTGATCCGTTGCTGTCAGCATCAGCAAGCACTTTATGAAGTGTTGCGCTTCCGGCTGTTCCTAACTGAATATAGTCACCGGCTTTTAGCCACCCTGTCTGTGAAGCCGTGCAGCCATCTATATTTAATGTGCCACCGGTCTGGCTTGCTCCGTTGACCAATGGAGTGCCACCGGCTGAACCTCTTGGAGAAGCACCAACTGGATCGCCAAGGGAAAATGTGCCAAACCTTCCGCGCAAACTTACTAAGAAAGCCACCCATATTTCTGCATCGGCTCTAGACATTGCCGGAAGTGTCACATCACATTCCCATCTTTGTCCGGCATGAGCCACTAATTGTTGTTGATAGGTAAATGGTGACATACTCATTCCAACCGTATTGACAGCCCTAAACGTAATGTTGGATGGTTTAACGTGTGTCGGTGATGCTAAAGGATAAGTTATAGCCATTAGAACGCATTGGCAAAGCTGCCACCCCTTCTTCGAGCATCCAAGACAGCCGCCTTACTAGCTTCGGCAATCTGTGGAAGCAGTGTTTGTATTTCATTCCTGACAGTCTGTTGGACGCCAGTAGTCACGTTGATGGTTTGGTTTACTGTCACACCACCGCCACCGTTTCTTGTGTGGTCAACTACGCTTTCATTTGGATGAAGCATTGCCATAAAACCACCTCGCCCATCTATTCCACCGGCTCTTGCCCCTCTACCAGTATAGCCACCTCCCTCAAATCTTGGCAAAGGTGCGCCGGACATTGTTGGCCCTTGCAACGGCCCTACCATCAATGAAGGCACTATTGAACCAGTTATAAAATTAGTGATTTGCTTAACAACAAATATTCTGAATAGTTCTTCAATTATTGATATTGCCATCGTTCTGAAAGCATCACCAACTGATTTTGTGCCTTTGATAACTGACATGAATGAACTTTCAAAGCTACGGCTTACAGCTTCGCCAACGCTATCAACTTTCTTTTTATACTCGCTTGCTGCTTTCATGGCTGCTTCTGTAGCCGATTTAATCTTGTTCAACTTTTCTTCTGCATCACCCTCAATCTTAATTTTAAGTGGCGTTCTCATTGCATCATCAATAGCCTTGAAAGAAGTAGTAATTAATTCTGCCACAGAATTTCCGGCATCTTTCACCTTTTCGAAGAACTCCGGAAACTTCTCTTTAAGTTCATCCATCGCCTTGGTGATCAAACCAACCTGATCAGCCGCTAATGCTGCCGCTAATGCTAATAATGCAAGGGGAGAACGCCTTATCGTTTTATTGAACGCAAACATAATTATACGGCTTGCAGACACTGCTTTTGCAAGAGAGATAAAGTTTTGCGCTGTCCTTAGTGCGACACTGGCTAATTTAATCGCAACAAATAATCCGGCTGCTACTGTCAGGGCTTCCAGGTTATTCGAGACAAAATCTATTAAACCACCCATAAGCTGAAATGCACCGGAAACTGCACCACCTATAAAAGACACCAACGGACTGAACTGATTTATTAATGCGCCCATCTTTTCAGTAAAGTTATTGAAAGCCGGAATTATGTCATCAAATACACCGGTAAATCTTTCTAATCCACCGCTTGCCATTAATATCCCTGCACCAACACCGGCAAACGCACCGGCAATCATGCCAAGAGGTCCGAATATACTGAATATTTGTGGACCTTGCATAGAGAAAATTCGGAGCGCATCCGTTCCCATGCTCGCTTGGACTGCAACGTCTTGAACTTGTAAGCCCAACATACCCATTCCGCGAGTTGTCTTTTTCAGACTTCCTTGCAAGCTACGGTTTACATTAGCATGACGCTGCATAACGACATTTGATCTTTGCATCTGCTTGCTAACATTGCCAAGCTGACTTTGGACTTTCTTCATTTCAGGAACGGCATTGCCGACAGCGTTCATTTCAAACGTGAGCTTCTCAACTGCCATCTTTTTCCTGCTCCTGTTTTATATTAAAGTATGCGATCCATTCATAATATTCCGAAACGCTTATATCTTCTATTTCTTCTATCGTCTTGTGTAATAATTCAGCCAACGCCACCAAATTATAACGGAATGGATCGCTCCTTAGTTTTTTTCCTGTTCCTCAACTGATACGGTTTCAAATATCGCACCAAAAACCTTTGCAATAACATTTAACGGTTCACCCATCAAAATGAACTTATCACCCACATCGAAAGCCTTTTCACCTTCTTTGGTCATTGCTTTCAATATGATCATATCAACCATTGCATCCATAGTCGGATTATTGATGAAGTCTTTATGCTTCTTTTGTATCTTGGACATATCCCTTGCAGCGACATCAGTGAAGAACAGGACTAAGGGTTTATCTTCTTCGCCCCATTCTTCTACTTCGAAAGAACCAAGTTCTTTTTCTGCCCTCTTTGCCGCTATTTTTTCAGCTAATGACATTTGATTAGACCGTTCCAATCGCTAA